CCGAAGGCGGCCGGGTTGCGCTGGCCCTTCGCTGCGGCGACCAGATCACCGAGCTCGTAGCCGAACGCGAGCCCGGCGAGCAGCGCGGCCTTCCAGGCGTCCACCGTGCCGGGCGCGTTGCCCGCCAGGGTGGACGCCGCCACCTCGACGGGCGTCATGTCGTGATCAGTCATGCTCCCTCTCCCTCGGTGATCGTCGCAATGAAGGTCTTGCGGGTGCCGTCCGGCAGCACGAGGTCGAAGTCGACGAGGCGCTCGTGCCGGGCCGCCCCGCCGTCTTCGACGTCCTCGATCGTGGTCCACCCGAAGCCGACCCGGCCGGTGGTGAGCCGCCCTTCGAGGGCCGCGATCACGATCTCTTGCGCCGCGTCGAGGGTGATCGTCGGCGGGCCGTCGATGCGTTCGGCGGTCATGCCCGCGCCCCGAGCCGCTCGACCTCGGCCAGCGCCAGCGAGAGCGCGGCCGGACCGGCGAGCAGGTGGGCGAGCGCGGCCGGAAACTCGGGCTCGCGCAGCTCGCGGCCCTCGTGCTGCTCGCCCCGGAACGCCTTGAGCGCGGTCTCGCCGGTCCATGTGCGCTCGGCGCGCCGGGTGGCGTGCAGGGCGCCCTTGCCGGTCAGCACCCGGCCCTTGAGCGTGATCGAGTAGCGGCAGGCGCCGGTGCCGACGACATCGCCCTCGACGCCGGTCTCGATGAGCAGGTCGGGCACGAACTCGGCGTCGCCCCACGACTGACGGACGCGCACGGCCACCTCGCCGCCGACCCGGACGTGACGCTCTTCGAGGCGGACCGAGCGAACGGTCTCGCGCGTGACTCGGATTTCCATGATCTCTCCCGCGGTCAGTCGTCGAGCGCGTCGCGCTCTTGGGCGGCGCAGTCCGCGCAGCACCCGAGGTGGTCCTGCACGCACGGCGTGCAGGCGGTCAGGATGACGCCGCAGATCGAGCGCTCGGGCTCGGCCTTGAAGATCTCTTCGCAGACCTCGCATTCGAACACGATCACGTGGGGGTTGCTCCCGGTGTCCTGCGTCGTCGTCATGGCTCGATACTACACCCCCTTGAGTGGGGACGCAACACCCCCTTGAGCATGGCAGCGCCCCGGCCCGTGGTGCTGTGGGCCGGGGCGCCGTGACCGACTGCGGGAGGCGTCGGTCAGCTCTTGCCGGGCGGGGTCACCGGCACGTCGGCCGGGGTGCCGAGCCTGCCGACGTCGAGCTTGCTCTTGCCCTTGGTATCGCCGGGCGTCAGGTAGACGGTGGTCACCATGCCGCCGGTCTCGGGGTCGATGACCTCGATCAGCGCGTCGACCGTCGGGAGCACCTGCCCCTGCATGTGCGGCACGAACTTGTTCGCGTCCACCGAGGCGCCGTCGACCCGGGTCACGAGCAGCGGGTGGCCGAACGGCTTTCCGCCGTCGCCGCCGTCCTCGCCGGGCGCGAGCACCAGCGCCTTGACGGCCTGGCCGGGGGCGCGCAGGGTGCGCGCCGTGGCGTTCGCCTTGAGCGTCCACCCGAGGTGCTTCTGCACGAGGGCGACGTCGCCCGGTTCGAGCCCTGCGGCGGCCTGAGCGGCTGCCGAGGGGCCGTCCGGGGCGGGGGCGGCCTGAGCGGCGTCGAGCGCGAGCACGGCGCCCCCACCGGCCACCAGCAGCGCGGCGGCGGTGGCCGCGACCTTGGTCCTGAGCTTCATCTGTGGTCCCTTCAGCACGAGCCGATGAGGTTTCCGGCGATCTCGCCGTCGGTCGAGACGCTCGGCGCGGCGAACGGCGGGCCGTTGTAGAACGTGTTCGCCGCCGCGCCCGGCCAGTTCGCGTACGTCACGGCGTTCTGCACCCGCTGCAAGCCGTAGGTGTCGGCCCTCAGCTTGCCGAAGGTCGAGCCGTTGCCGACCGCTTCCAGCCCGGCCGCCGCCATGTGGATGGGGCCGGTCGGGCTCGACAGCGTGCCCGTCAGCGTGCCGTTGTCGTAGATCGTCCACGTGCTGTTGCCCGGGTTCCACTGCGTGCGCATCGGATAGTGCGTGGCGGGGTAGGCCCGGATGTGCGTCGAGTAGATCTGAATGCCGGTCCCGTAGCTGCCGCCGTATCGGACCCAGTAGAACACCGGGTTGCCGTTGTCACCGGCGAAGTTGATGATGCCGGTCTCGACGGTGCCGTTGTCGTGGGCGTTCGCCCACATCGGCTCGGCTCCGGTCCATCCGCCCGCGCCGGTCCATCCGGCGTAGCCGACGTCGCATTGGTAGTCCATCGTGCTGTTGATCCGGGTCGCCTCGGGGGTGAACGTGTTCGCGTTCGTCTGCGTCCAGCAGTGGTCGGTGCAGGCGCCCGCGTTGCTCGCGGCCTGCGCGCTCGGGGCGAGGCTCAGGGCCCCGAGCAAGGCGAAGAGCCCGGCCAGCGCGGCGAGCGCGCGAGCTCGGGCCTGGAAGTGCTTGATCATGTAGTGATCTCTTTTCGTCGGGCACCCGGCGCGGCACCGGGTGCTGTTGCTACGGCAGGGCACCGGCTTTCGGCCTCGGCCGAGTTGCGGGCGCCGGTCGCTTCCTCGCTCGTGCACTCCCACTGCACGAGCCCCTACCGTAGTGCCGTTCCCACCGGTGGCCGGTTGCGGCGCGTCCGGGCCGACTACTTCGAGGATGACGCGCCTCACGCCCGGCATCACCTGCCAGCGAGTATCGGCCGTGGTCCTCTTTTCGCGGCCCGGGGTCGGTTTCAGCCGACCACCGGTGGAGCTTGGGGGAGAACGGGCGGGGGGCTCTCGGGGTCCTCCCCGTCCCGTTCTCTGTACTTCTATACTGCACCCCCTTGAGTAATGCGTCAAGAGGTTCGAGCAAGATTCTTTCAGCCCATCGGCACTGGCATGATCGGCTCGATGACCGGCCACGAGGCGTGGCCGAGCGCGTCGTCCTGCGCCCGCGTGAGCGCCTCTTGCGTCTTGCGGTCGCTACGGGACGGGGCGAGCTGGTCCGGCCCCTGGTAGCCGCACGAGCAGGCGCCCCGGGCCAGATACGAGCCGCCCGTCGCCGAGCCGCTCTCGGTGTACGGCTCGTGGCCGGGCCGGGCGCCGTCGGTGTGCTGCCAGCCGAGCGATAGGAAGACGCCGAGGGACTCGGCCACCCCGCGGCCCTCGATGAACATGTCCTCGTAGATCTCGGTCGCTGCCGCCGCGTAGTACGTCTGCTCGCCACCGGGGCAGGTGAGCACGAGGAAGGCTGCCAGCGAGGCGCGCAGCGCCATCGAGGCTGCCGCGTGGGCGTCGGCGTTCACTGCTGCGCCGTTGCCGTCCGAGCCGCCGTTGATGGCGTCCACGAGGCGAAGAGCGCCGACGGCGGTCTCGTACGCCTGCACGGCCTGCTCGGTCGGCGGCACGATGGTGCGGGTCATGATCAGATCACCTCGATGCGGACCGCGCGACCCATGCTGAGCGCGGCAACGATCTGCCGGACCGCGGTCGTGAGCTCGTCGGCCGCCCGGGTGTCGGCCCACCGGCCGAGCGAGCGCCTCGACAAGAGCGCGGTCGTCTCGCGGGTGAGCAGCGTCGGGCCGTCCGACAGCACGCCGTCGAGCCGGTCCTCGGCCGCCGCGTGGGCCATCCGCACGGCGTCGCGCGCCTCGCGGATGGCGATGACGTGCGGGTCGTCGCCGGGCTCGTCGTAGCCGCTGTCGCGCAGCGCGGACTCGTACGCGGTCTGCGCGGCGACGAGGGCGGCGCCGGTGGCCTCGACCGCGCCTGCGAGCTCGCGCAGACGCGCGAGGTCGGGGTGCTGCTCGGCCGCGGGCGCCTCGGTGGTCGTGGTGGTCCCGGTGGACTCGTTCACGATGCTGTTCTCGCTTCCTCGTTGCCTGGCTGGCGGTCGCCAGTCGGGAGCTCGTTGCCCTGCTGCCCGCTCAGTTGAGCGCGGCGGTACTGCGGTGCTGCGCGGCGACCGCGCGCTCGTTGACGACCGGCCACGGCAGGCCGCCGACGAGGGCGGTCGCCATCGCCTCGATCAGGCCCCACGCGACGTGATCGGGTGGCCAGTCCCGCGGCCATCCAGCGACGCTGAGGTCGCACAGATCACCCGGCGCCAGCCGGGAGGGGTCGACGCCCCCGTCGGCCGAGATCTCGGCGACCCGCTCGGCGCTCGCGAGCGTGGTCATCCTGCGCCCGTCGTCGAGCCGGGTCGACAGGATCAGCGCCAGCGGGCCGCAGTGCCCGCAGGGCATGAGCGTGTAGCCCTGCGGGTCCATCGCGACGACCTTCGGGCGCTGCACCCGCGGACGGATGTCCGGCAGCTCGCGCGCCATCGTCCACCCCTTCCTCTCGGTTGCCTGAAACACTGAACCCCATTGAGCAGATACGCAAGGGGGTGCAGTGTTGTCTGCGTAACCCTACGCGCGTCTGGCCTCGAACTTCACTCCGCCGATGAGCAGGTAGGCCCCGGACAGGTAGGCCCCGTACAGGTTGGCCCCGGACAGGTTGGCCCCGGACAGGTCGGTATCGGACAGGTCGGCCCCGGACAGGTTGGCCCCGAACAGGTCGGCATCGGACAGGTCGGCATCGGACAGGTTGGCCCCGAACAGGTTGGCATCGGACAGGTCGGCCCCGGACAGGTTGGCATCGGACAGGTCGGCCCCGGACAGGTTGGCATCGGACAGGTCGGCCCCGGACAGGTTGGCCCCGAACAGGTTGGCGTCGGACAGGTCGGCCCCGGACAGGTTGGCATCGGACAGGTTGGCCCCGAACAGGTTGGCCCCGAACAGGTTGGCATCGGACAGGTCGGCCTTGGGCAGGCCTGGCAGCGGCCGGACGTCCGATGCGATGGCGGAAAGAGCGACGTCTCTGGAAATCGTCATGAGGAAAACACTACACCCCCTTGAGCAGATGCGCAAGGGGGTGTAGTGCGGCCCGCGCGCCCCGGCCGAGCGCACGGGCCGAGCCTAGCTCAGCAGGTACAGTCGTCCACCTCGACAACGCCGAGCGGGACGCCGACAATGATCCCCGAGAAGACCGCCCACATCCCGAAGAGGGCGAGCGCTTCCGGCCACGTCGAGAACATGCCCGGGGTGTCCGCCCGGTGCCGCCTGCTGGGCGGCGGCGGGCCGTTGAGGTACCTGCTCGGCGGCGACGGCGTCTGCGGGAACACCGGGCGCAGCGGCTCATCGGGGGTGGACCGACCCTCGTCGTTGTTGAGCACGACCGTGATCCGGCCGGTGTTCGGCCCGCCGTCGTCGAGCAGCACGTCGGAGTGCGTGACCGCGCAGTAGCAGCCGTCGGGCGCCTCGCTGTCCCTGGCGATCCGGTGACGACACTCGGTGCCGTCGAGGTGGCGCCACACCATCGAGCCCCCGAAGCCGTTCACGGCGTCATCACTCCGCCGCGGTCCGTGCCGCCACCACCGATCCGGCGCTCGCACGCCCCATTGAGCAGATACGCAAGGGGGTGCAGTGTTGTCTGCGTAACCCTACGCGCGTCTGGCCTCGAACTTCACTCCGCCGATGAGCAGGTAGGCCCCGGACAGGTTGGCCCCGGACAGGTTGGCCCCGGACAGGTCGGTATCGGACAGGTCGGCCCCGGACAGGTTGGCCCCGAACAGGTCGGCATCGGACAGGTCGGCCCCGTACAGGTTGGCCCCGAACAGGTTGGCATCGGACAGGTCGGCCCCGGACAGGTTGGCATCGGACAGGTTGGCCCCGAACAGGTCGGCATCGGACAGGTCGGCATCGGACAGGTTGGCCCCGAACAGGTTGGCATCGGACAGGTCGGCCCCGGACAGGTTGGCATCGGACAGGTCGGCCCCGGACAGGTTGGCATCGGACAGGTCGGCCCCGGACAGGTTGGCCCCGAACAGGTTGGCGTCGGACAGGTCGGCCCCGGACAGGTTGGCATCGGACAGGTTGGCCCCGAACAGGTTGGCCCCGAACAGGTTGGCCTTGGGCAGGCCTGGCAGCGGCCGGACGTCCGATGCGATGGCGGAAAGAGCGACGTCTCTGGAAATCGTCATGAGGAAAACACTACACCCCCTTGAGCAGATGCGCAAGGGGGTGTAGTGCGGCCCGCGCGCCCCGGCCGAGCGCACGGGCCGAGCCTAGCTCAGCAGGTACAGTCGTCCACCTCGACAACGCCGAGCGGGGGCGACCAGGCGCCATAGCCGATCTTGACCTTGAGCGAACCCTCGTCGTCCGCAACGCGGACGGACAGTCCGCGCTCGGTGGCGTCGCGCACCGCGTCGAGGACGTCGAGCACCTCGTCGGGGCTCAGCAGGATCACTCGCATGGCTGTCTTTCTCTCCATCTTCTCTCGGGGGTGCTACTCGACCGGCTCGTCGCCGGTCGTCTCGGGGACGACGGCGACCACCTCGGCCACCGGCGCCCCCGGCAGGCGGGCCGCCCCGACGACCTCGGCGAACGGCACCGTGCCGTTCGTCTTGCGGGTGAAGCGCACGAGCAGCACGTGCCCGGTGCTCTGGCCGTCCGGGTGCGCCCACAGCTCGATAGCCTCGGCGCCCTGCGTCCGGGCCAGCGTCACCCCGGCCGTGGTGTTCGCCGACCAGGCGGCCGACGGGCGTCCGGCCCGCGACAGGAAGGCGTCGAACTCGGCCTGTCGCTCGCGGCAGGGGGTGAGCTCGCCGTTGATCGGAACGAGGATCTCGCCCGGACCTGCGGTCTTAGCCGCCCTGCTTGTGATGTTGCGGGTCGTTCCTGCCATCATCTGAACCTCCATCGGTCTTGCTGACAGGTGAAACACTACTCGCACCCCGTGCAGTAGTCAAGGGGGTGGAGTAGTCCGTTCGGGCGATGTTCTCAACCGGCGCGGGCACCGGCTCGGCGAGCTTGCCGCGCAGCCCTTGGGCCAGCAGCACGACGAGGCCGACCGCCACGAGGACGCCGAGCGTCCCGACGAGCACCGGGGCCAGCGTGGCGACGTCCGGCACGTTCGGACCGGCCGCGCGCAATAGAGCGAGCGAGGTCATGGTTATCAGGAATACCGTGATCACCCCGATCACCCCGAGCCGGATCGCCAGCCGCACGACGCCGACCACGAACAGGGCGACGGCCCTCGTCGCGGCGAACAGCAGCGTCTTGCCGACATCGCCGACGGCCTGCCCGAGCTGCACGTGCTGCGGCACCGGGCCCTCGGCCAGCATGGCGCCGGGCGTGCCGACCGGCAGCCCGTCCGGCCCGTGGCACAGGCCGGACCCGGCTGGGCGCACCCGGGCGGGCAGGTCGTAGTAGGCGCTCGCGTTCGCGAGCTGTGCGACCTTGGCCGCCATCGCGGGGGTCTTGAAGGGCCCGGCCCACCTCGACCCGCAGGTCTCGCACGAGGCGTAGTGGACGTCGGCCGACTCGACCTCGGGCGCGAGCACGAGCGGGTGGACGACACCCTCGTCATCGGTGTGCATATTCCTTGATCCTTTCCGGTGGGACCGGCCGGGAGAGCCCGCCGGTCGGGTCCGGCTCGACCGGACCGTCGTCGTGGCCGCCGCGCCCGTTGCACCACGGGCACCAAGGGCGCAGACGCGAGTGCAGCCGGATCGCCCGCAACTCGACGAAGAGCAGGGCGATCAAGGGGACGGCCGAGAGGATGGGGTTCACGATCACGAAGGTGATCACGAACCACGAGGCGAGCAGGGCCCATGTGACCTTGCTCGTGAATTGGTGGTGCACGTGGTGCAGCCACCACCGGTAGCGCGTGGCCTCGTCGGTCGGCGTGGCGCTCATCAGGACGCCGCAGGCACCCTGCGTGCAGATGGCCGAGCCGTGGGCCAGCAGGGCGAGCAGGAAGGGCGCCAGCAGGGCACCGACGGCGTAGCAGGCGGCGTAGCCCCACAGCACCGCGGCGACCCGCATCGCGAGCGCCAGCAGCGCGCAGGGCCAGCCCGCGTAGTGCCCGAGCGTGACCAGACCCGGCACCTGCACGAGGCGCCGGGTCATGGCCTTGATCACCTTCATCAGTCCCGCCGCCCCCGACGCTGCTCGGCGGGCGCGCGGACCGGCTCGGCCGGTGCGGGCGGGGCGGCCTCGAAGTCGGCCCACAGATCGAGACCGTCGGCCGCTGCGTCGGTGCGCTCGGTGCGCGCCGCGGGAACCTCGTCGACCACGGGCTCGTCCTCGGGTTTGTGGTCCTCGGGGTCGTAGGGCGGCTCGGGCGTCTCGTCGCCGTCGTCGCCACGGCCGGGCCGCCGCGGGCCGAAGTCCACGATCAGGCCGAGGACGATGCCGACCACGGTCGCGACGAACAGGCGCACGGTGATCGAGAACAGGGGCTCGCTGTGCAGCACGAGCAGGGCCGCGCCGCCGATGATGCCGGTCGGAACGGCGACGTAGCGCGTGTAGAGCCGGACCGTGTCCGGGGCCTGCCCGCACACGAAGCCCATCCCGGCCGCGAGGCCGTAGCCGATCAGGTCTGTCGAGATCATTTTCTCCCCCGTGGGGTTGGAGTCGGTAGCTTCTACCAGCACGGTACACGCACCCCCTTGCATACTCAAGGGGGTGCGGTCTATCGTGTTCTCGAAGGTGCGGCGTCGTGTCGCACACCGACGAGGGGAAGGTAGGGAATGACCGCATCGGCGCAGGACGCGCTCGTTCGACAGCTCGGCCTCGACGCCGAGGGGCAGGCCATGCTCGATCGGGTGCTCAGCACGCAGAGGAAGATCGACAGGAAGCAGACCGAGCTCGACGCCCTGCTCACGGCCCGCCGGGCGGACGTCCTCGGCCTGCACGGTCGCTACCGGGTGACCAAGTACCGGATTGCGAAGGTGCTCGGCGTCTCGCAGACCACGGTCGGCAACATCACGCGAGAGCAGCCCGAGACCCCCGGGACGTCCGGCTGAGCGCCACCCCCCGGGCGCTCGCAGGACGCAGAACGGCCCCCACCTCGACGAACTGTTCGAGATGGGGGCCGTTCTCGCGCTCCCCCGAGAGTGACAACCAGCGAGCCGCCGCGACGCTGCCCTGGGCGTCAGGAAGCCCGGCCAGACTACCCCGCGCTGCCCGGCCGGGCTCGTTGACGTGTGCATCGCTACAGCTCGCGGGCCCCGAGCCTGAGCAGGATCTCGCGGGCCTCGCCGATCGGCAGGTAGCCCATCCCGGGGATCTGCTCGCGTGCCTCGATCGACAGCGTGTAGAACCGATCGCCGTCGAGGTCGAGCCGGTGCAGCGTGGCCGCGCACCGGATGCACGTCAGGCAGCCTCGCTCGGCATCCCAGCAGATCAGCGAAATGATCCGGTTCGTGCAGCTACCGCAGTGCAGCTCGGGCAGCACGAGGCCGAGTTGCTCGACCTGCTGCCCGAGCTCGTCGTCCTCGTGGTCGCGCCTGCGCAGGGCCAGCACCCGTAGCCGAGCGGTCTCGCGCTCGTGGCCGGTCGTCATCGTCCCGCCCCTCTCGTTGGGTCAGATCAAGGCCATCTGCTCGGCGGGGCCTTCGGCCTTGACCGCCTTGCGCAGCATGGCGAGGTTGACCTCGCTGCCGCTGAAGCGCGCCGAGGCGAACTTGCCGTCGGTCCATTCGGCGACCCACCGGGCGCCGTCCGGGGTCGTCCCGGCCAGCCGGAGGCGGTGCACGACCGGCCCGTCGTCGACCATCCGGCCCGAGACCTTGAGCATCGTCTCGGCGTAGCCCGCGAGGCTCTTCGCCGTGCAGCGGGCCGGGAAGTCGGCCACCCCGGCGGGCTCGATGGCGCTCGTCGGCCCGGCCGGGTGCTGCGCCGGTGCGGACGGCTCGGGCTCGGCCGCGGGGGCGTCCGGCTTGATGCCGTGCTTGCCCTTCGTCCAGTCGCGGCCCACCCGCTTCCACGAGCGCACCGCGGGCCGCCACGTCGGGCACTCGATCGGCTCGGCGGGCTCGTCGTCGCCCGCGTCGTCCGCCTGCGTCTCGCCCTTCGCCTGCTTGATCTCGCCCTTGCCGGGCAACACCATGATCATGTAGTCGGTGCCGTGGCGCGAGACCTCGTCGCCCGGCAGGCGCTGCCGGTAGTGCCGCGGGGGGATGCCGGTCTTGGCCGTGGCCTTGCAGCCGCACTCCCACCCCACGTAGTCGAACTCGTCGATCGCGAGGTGCTCGGCGCCGGACGGCCCGGCGGCGGCGGCTTCGAGCGCGACCGCGGTCGCCCCGAACTCGGCGTCGAAGTCGAGCTCGACCTCGGCCCCCGGCTCGGCCACGAGCGAGGGCGCGCCGTCGGTCTCGTGGTCGAAGGGGGGCTCGACGTACGTCTCGCCGCCGGGCAGCTCGGCGACCTCGAAGCCTGCGGCGGCGGCGCTGTGCGGGTTGATGTAGCGACGGGCGGGGCCGCCGCCGTACGGGAACCGCTTTGGAGTATCGGTCATGACGTCGGGTTCCCTTCGAGATCCCATTCCGCGTCGCATGGATCGCAGAGGAATGAGTCGGGGGCTTCGTAGCTCAGGTAGCCGTACCCGCGTGTTCCCATGTCACGAGTATCTTCCCGCCGCACTTGGTGCAGCGCAGTTTCGGAGTGTCGTTCATGCCTTTCCTCGCTTCGGGCGGACATACCCATGCGCCTTGGCCGACCCGATCCACGTCACGTAGTCGCGGCCCGGCACCTGCATCGGCCCGACCGGCGTGTCGTAATCGGCCTGCACCGAGATGTCCAGACATGGCGAACAGAGCCGCTCGCCACGGTTCGCGTGCAGGCCGTCGAACCACCGACCGCGGTAGGTGTACGGCTCGCCGACCCGGTTGCAGTGGTCACAGCGATTGTCTTTCCCGGGGTTCTCCTGGCTCATGCGGACAATGCTACACCCCCTTGAGCATGATCTCAAGGGGGTGCAGCACCCGGTGCCGATCAGGGGTCGGCGCGCCGGTGCGAGGGGGTGTGCCCCACGTGGTAGCCACCGCACACCCGACAGGCGTAGACGTTGAGCGAGCCCGGCGCGGCGTCCCCCTCGGCGATCACCTTGCGCATCTTCCGGCGGGCATTGTCCCCGGTCTCGTGGCGTTCCTTGCGCGAGCACGCCGTCGCCTGGCGCAACCGCGTCAGCCCGCGGCCCCTACTCGCCACCGAGCCACCCCTGCCACCGGTAGGCGCCGAGCGGGCCGTCGTCGAAGGCGTACCACCCGAGCCCTTCCCGCGGGACGCCGAGCGGCGGCCGGTCGGTCGGCAGCGACGCCGCGAGGTCGTCGTGCCCCCGCACGAGGTACAGCTCGGGCGACGGTTCGCCGCGCCACTCACTGATCATGGCACCGGCGAGCGGGCCGCCGACGAAGGGGATCGGCTCGGGGTCGCGCGGCGCGCGGGCGGCGGCGCTGATGATGAGGGCCACGCACGTGGCGCATGCCCAGATGCCGTAGCCGAGGCTGACCGGCGCGAGCCTGCGGCGGCGGCACAGCGTGCAGCGGCCGAGGACGTCGTAGCGCCCGAAGATCCTCATCATCAGCCCTCGATCCTCTTCGTGATCATCTTGTCGACGCGAGCGCTCGCCTTGCGGCGGCTGATCTCGTCGGCGACCTGCCCGGCCCGCCACGCCTCCATGCCCGCCGTGTAGCAGCCGAGCACCTTCGCACTCACAACCAGTCCCCTCCAGACTCGAAGCGCTCCAAGTAGGACAGCCAGCGCCTTACGCCCACCGCGTTGTCGCCGGCCAGACCGATCCCCGTGTTGCACGAGTCACACAGCCAGCCACGGAGCATCTTGGTTTCGTGACAATGATCGAGCGCCAGACGCTTGCCGTTCACGCCGATCAGTCCGCATCCCTCGCAGGCCCCATCGGGAGGATACGTCTCGACTATCTCGGCAATCGACACTCCGATCGACTTAGCGAAGCCCTTGAGCCGCACGGCGGATGCTGATCCGATGAAGCCCCGCAGCACCTCGTAGGCGTCCTCGCAGACGGCGCAGTTCACGTGACGCTGCCGATACGAACGGTTTCCGTCATACCGGCGGAAAGATTCAACCGGAAGAGCGCGCAAGCACATGTGGCACTCGCGCATCTCGCCCCTTGCCTCGTTCTCGCCAACCGCCGCCTGCGATAGGCACGGCCTGCACGACTTCGCTGAGTGCGAAATTGCTGCCCCGCAACTCGGGCAGCGCTTCATGCGCTGCGACTTGTAATAGTGCGCGCCGCACATTCCCCGCGACCGTGAATCAGCCTCGCAGCCGTCGATCGAGCAGGGCGACCGTGGCGTCGAATCAGGCAGGCCACCCGTGTCGCGCCCGAGTCTGGCGCGCTCGTAGTGGGTGTTGCACAGACCGCGCGCCTTGGCTGAACGGCCACATCCGCTCGCCGAGCAGACGGTCATGATCCAAGCCGCTTCGTGATCATTCCATCGACTCTCGCACTTGCCTTGCGAATGCTGATCGCGTCGGCGACCTGCCCGGCCCTCCATGTCTCCATACCCTCAGCGTAGCATTTCAGGGAGCGAGCGTAGCTGATCTGCTTCTCGGTGGCCTTGCGCTTGCGCCACGCGCCAGCCTTGCGCGCAAGCACCTCTTCCTCGACCGTGATCGAGGCCTCGCCCTGCGCCATCGCGTAGCCGAGGTCTGGCACGGCCCGCACGAGGAAGTCGCCCCCGCGCCGGTCCTGCCACGCCCATATCACGTCGTAACCCTCGTCGGGCCGGGGGGCGATGGCGATCACGCGGTCGCCCGCGGGCAGGAACCAATATCCCGCGTAGGTCTGCAACCACTGCTGCCGGGAACCGGCAAACAGGTCGGCGTCGACAGCCTTGATCGACGTCGGCGCGACGAACTCGTCGCGGTCGGTCTCGGCCGGGCGGTGCGAGCAGTCCTCGCAGCACGCCTCACTGGTCTCCCACTCGCACTCGTCCTCGGGCGTCATGCAGTAGTCGCACGGCGTGCCGTAGAGGTCGAGCAGCGTCTTGCCCTCGACGTCCTTCGGTCGGTCGCCGCCGAGCACGGCCAGCGTGGCGAGCTCGTGCTGCGCGGTCGCGCCCACGACGTCGAGCACGAGGGCGTGCATCGCACCGGGGAACGGGCGCAGCACGCGGCCGACCATCTGCACGTAGAGCGAGGCGCTCTGCGTGGCTCGGGCGATCACGGCGACCTTGGCGCGCGGGGCGTCGAAGCCCTCGGTCAGGACCATGCAGTTCGAGAGCCAATCGATCTTTCCGAGGTTGAACTCGCGCAGCACCCGGCGGCGCGACTTCTGCTCGACGACGCCGAGCGGGGTCACGACGTCGCGGTCGAGCGGCATCGCGCCCCACACGGTCTCGCAGGAGAAGCCCGCGGCCCGCATCGCCTCGGCGAACGCCTGCGCGCTCTCGACGGTCGGGGCGAAGATGACGCCGGGCTGCCCGCAGCCGTACTCGGCGACCGCCTTCGCGACCGCCTCGGGCGCCGAGCTGCCGAGCAGCCGCTCGGACACCTGACCGTCGGAGTAGTCGCCGCCGACCTTGCGCATCCCGGTGAGGTCGAGGTCGTCCACGACGACCCGCTGCCCCTTGACGTCGCACAGGTAGCCCTGCCGGATCATCCACAGGATCGACTTCTGATAGACGATCTCGTCGAAGATCCCGCCCGCGGCCCGGCCGAGCGCCTTGCCGTCGGTCCGGCTCATGGTCGCAGTCACGCCAACCACCGGGCACCCGGCCCACGCGATGATGTCGCGGTAGCTCTTGGCACTTGCATGATGGCACTCGTCGATGATCAACAGGCTCGGGCGCCACCCCCCGAGGCGCGCGCGGCGCCGGGCGTTGAGCGACTGCACCGAGGCGACCACGACCTCGCGACCGGCGACCTCGTGGCGCTCGGCCTTGATGACGCCGATCTTCGCGTCGGGCACGACGTTGCGGTACTTCGCGGCGGCCTGCGTGATCAGCTCGTCGCGGTGCGCGAGGATCAGGATCGGCTCGCCCGGGTGACGGCCGTGCCAGGCGTCGCCGAGAGCGGAGAAGATCACGGTCTTGCCGCTGTTGTGGGTCACGGTGAAGTCGCCGAGCATGTAGCGGCTGTCGCCGTCTACCCGGAAACCGAAGTAGTCCTCGGCCACCCCGAGCGGCTCGACCATGAAACCAGTCCGCAGTACGTCCTTGGCAGCGGTGCGCACCGGCGCGGCCTTGCGCGGGATGCGCACGGGAATGATCGAGCAGTCACCCGAAATCGAGACCCGGCAGTGCCCGCTCGGGCGGCGCGTCACGTACGCGGCGAGGCCGAGACTGCGAGCGATGAACGCCACGTCATCGGCGAGCCTGGTGCTCTTGCTGCCGAAGTCGTAGCCCGCTCCCGACAGCGCCCCATCTGAGTCGATCAACCCAGCCAGCACGGCGAGGCGCACCTCGCGCGAGCCGAGCCGGTAGTCGTCCGGTACGAACCGTAGGTGACCGGCGATCGGGCTCAACCCGTACCCACGGAGCATCGTGACCAGGGGGTTGGACCCGCCGCGCCGACCGGCAGATTTCGAGCCCGAGGTGATGTTGTGCTGCAATCCACCCTTGCCGTCGCGTCGGACGTGCGTCCCGTGCCGAGCGGCCTGCTCTGCGATCTCTGTCTCGATTTCCGGATCGATCGTCGCAATCGACAACCGGTAGGGCTCCGACAGCGATCCATCTCCGAGGATTACTCCCATGAAGTGCGGATCGATCTTCGGAACCGGCCGAACCGGGAAGTCGGCGCCGGCACGGAGCAGCTTGTGGATGCGCTTGCGCCACTTCGGCCAGGCCAACCAATCGCGCACGGTGACGTCCACGAGAGTGCCCCCAAGCCGCTCGCTCGGGTATCCCGCCGATTCCGGGGTGTGCGTGTTCGTCCGCGCCAGGGTCAGGACGTGGTCACCATTGACGACCCACGGTTCGCCCTTGACGGGCACGATCCGGAACATCTCGTCCCGGCCGCGAGCGAGCTGCAATACGCGGCGCGGCCTTCCGTCCGGCCCGGCGAGAAGGTCACCGGCCTCGACGTCCTCGACCGGCTTCACCGAGCCGTCGCGCATGAGGATCGATTGTCCGGCGCGGTGACAGCCGGTCGGGAGCACGGCCGCAAGGTGCGGGTGCTCGCCGGTCGCGTCCTCGGGGCGCGGGGCGTGCAGGCCGCGCATCAGGGTGTCGACGCACTCGGTCTGGTAGGGCCGAAGGCGGATGCCGCCGGTGCGGCGCTCGATGGTGGCTGTCGTCATGGGGTAGATGCTACCAGGACCTAGTAGGGATGCGCAACCGGGTGCAGTACGTCACAAGATCAGCCCGTCGCGGACGCCGTTGCCGGTCTCGATGTTGCACGGCGGGCACACGGGGCGGATGTTGCCCCGGGCATAGGTGCCCCCGCGGCACCCCGGCACGATCCGGTCGACCTCGAAGGCGTCCGGGCCCTGCGCTAGCAGCGGGACGTCGCACCGGTAGCAGACGACGATGCCGCAGGAACCGAACTCGGCCACCAGCCACGCTCGCCGAGCACGCCGCTGCTGGCGCAGGGCCCGGACGCCTTCGAGGTGCCTCGCTCGGTCACTGTAGGTCATGCCTCTCTGCGGCCCTGTGCGCCGATCTGACGCTTGATCGTTTCCGTTGGTCCGGGTTACCCGCCGAGGCCCTGCGGGCCCGCCAGCGGCGCCCTGGTGGCGGCTCAGCCCCGGTTGCGCCCCTGCCGCCCCGTCCCCGGGGGCACGAGTGTGATCAAGATCAAGAGTGGAAGTCGATCACCTGAGTGACGTCCGGGCCGCCCTGCCGCACGCGCAGCAGGGCGGCCACCCGGTCGAACAGGTCGTCGCGGGCCTTGTCCGGGCTCGGACCCGCCCCTACCGCGAGCACCGAGGAACCGGGCATCCCGCTGCCGTGCAGGCCCGGCACGAGCAGGCCATCGCCGAGGCCGCTGTTGCCCCCGCGCTCGAAGGTCGCCAGCCGGACCCGCAGGCGCTCGCCCGGACCGCCCTCGCGGCCCGGCACCGGCACGAAGTCGGCGACCAGGGTCACGACCGCCTCGGCCGCCGCCCCTGCGGCCATCCGCCGGGCCGCCTCGATCCGGCCGTGCTCGGGGCCGGTCGCGAGCTGCACGAGCTGCGCCTGCTTCACCCGGACCCATGCGACGTAGGCGAGGTGACCGGGGACGGGGAGGTAGGTAGTCATGGGGGTACAGTACCGCACCCCATCAAGCAGCCTCAACGCCTCCACCCCGGTAGGCGCTCCCACCCGAACCACATCGGGTCGCCTACGCGCCAGGGCAACGGGACGCGCGGCCACTTCGGGCGTACCCCGAACGTGAACCCTTGATCATGGTCATCGATCAATGTGACCGTGTTCCGTTCGTGGGCTATCGGCACCGACCCGACGAACACTGGCTGCCACGGACTGCTCAGGTGAGAGCCGCAGCACCAGTCGTCGTGGTCGACCCAGTACGTGCAGTAGTCGTCGCCCGCCGAACACCTCGGTGGGCGGCAGATGCGGCACGCGACCGTGCAGTGCCCAACGTGCTCCCGGTGCTCGGGCCGGTAGGCCACCCAGTGCGCGAACTCCAGCGTCCGGTCAAGCCCCGGGACGGTCGGTCCCTTGATCTCAAGCCATGATCCGTCCGGCCCCGCCTCGGGTAGGTAGAAGTCCGGCAGGTACCGGCCGCCGCTCGGCAGCTCGAAGCCCTCGGGTTCGTAGATCCATCGCTCGCCGAGCGCGTCGAGGTTGAGCGCCCACTCCGCTTCGAGCCGGGATCGGAACATGGTGCCCGCGTACTCGGTAGGGATCGCTCCGAAACGATTGCTCATCCCCATATCGTACTCCACTCCCTCATGCTTCACCATGTTGATTATTTTCACCCCTCCCGGAGTCCGACCATCCCCCGGAGGTCCAAGACCTTGGTCCAAGCCCGGGGGTATATAACCCCCCCCGGACTCTTGGACCAGGCCGTTGGACTCCTCCCGGGGAGGTTGGTCCAAGCTTGGACCAAGATCATGGACTACTTCTAAAACTGCAGGTCAGAGGCAGGTCCAAACTTGGACTAGTTTTGGACTACTACTGCACCCCCTGCCCAGTCCAAGACTCTAGTCCAAGCTACTGCAGGGGGTGCACGCTTGGACTAGAGTCTTGGACTCGTCATAAAACGGACATTGATCTAGCTCAAATCTCAATGTCCGAAGCCCCGTCGATGGCCCCCGCAGACGCCCCGTCCAGAGCCTCTTGAGCCATCCGGAGAGACTCGGCAACCCCGAGGTCGTCATCGTCGTCACGAGCCCACGCCGGGGGCGTGTAGGGCAGCCCGAGGGCCTGGCAGCCCGCCTCGGCGAGGACGAACGCACCGCGTGGAGTCTGGCGCATGAACCACCCCTGCGCCTCCAGCTCAGTGATGGCCCGCGTGAAGGAGCCCGCCGAGAACAACTTGCCGGGCTGCAGCTCGCCGAGCTTGATCAGTTCATCCGAGTAGGCGCGCTTCAGCGCGGCCGGGGTCATACCCGACCCTCCGTTGCCGAGCCGGTGCAGCGTCATCATGATCCGGCGGAGATGGATCTGCGCCTTCTTCTCGGTCGCGTCGAGCACGGTCGCTACGGCCCGCTCGCGCTGCTCCTCGGTCCTGGTCTCGGCGACTGCGGGAGCGATCGCCAGGGACCGGCCGGATTCGACCAGGGCGAGGCGGCCGGTCTCCCCGGTCTCCCCCTCCTTCTGCCGGATCACGGTGTACTTGAGCACCTTCTCGCCGTCCGGCTCGACCATGATCTCGGTATCCACTCCGGCGTAGGCGGCGCTCGATCCCCGGCCCCTCCCGCCGTTCTGGTGTCCGGTGTGATGGACCAGGACCACGGTCGCCCCGGTCTCACGGCGCAGCCGCTCAGCGGCGGCTACCCAGAGCCCGGTGTCTTTCGCGCTGTTCTCCTCCAGCCCCGTGGTCGCCTTCGCCTGCGTGTCGATCACAACCATCCCGGCGCCGAGCCTCGCGCAGGTGGCCACGAAGACGGGCCACTCTTCGCCGGTCATGTGCACCGGCCTGGTCAGAACGTGCAGGTCAGTGGTGGGCGGGAGCACGTGCTGCTGTTCGAACGCCTGCACTCGGGCTGCCGCGCCCCGCGCCGACTCGGCCATGACGTAGACCACCGGCGCCTGCTTCGTGCGAAACCCGAACCAGGGGATGCCGCGGGCCACGCACGAGGCGATGCTCAGCATGAGGAAGGTCTTATAGGTGCCTCCGGCGCCGATCACGCGGGCGATCGATTCGCGATAGAACAGCCCCTTTTCGTCGTTGGTCACCTCGCCCTTCGGATCGCCGCCGACCATCCACTCGGGTGGGTCCAGGTCCGCGAGCTTCGAGGCCATGATCAGCTCATCCATCATCGCCTCGACGGCTTCGGCGGACGCCTGAGCCGAGAGCTCCTCTTCGTCGACCGCGCGACGCGCCTTGCGTCGGATGCGCTCCTTTTTGATCTCTTGGGCGAGGAACTCAGCCTCCGCCGTGGCGGCAGCAGCGGCTTCCTTGACGGCGCGCTCGGCCCGCCGCTGCTCGCGCAGGGCCAGCATCGCTGCGATGTCGGCGTCATCCCCGCCAGACGCGGCCGACCTGGTTCCACTCGAACCCGAATCGCGCGACGGTGAGACGGGCGCGAACTCGTCGAAGTCCGTCGGGTCCGCCGCCACCTCCTGATGAGGGGCGACGGCCCCGGCTTTTCCCGGTAGCTCGTCGTCCATCGGCACCGCTACCCACCACAGCCCGAACCGGATCTGCTGCGGGATGAACACTTCGATCGTTCGCCGCCACGTCTGGTTGAATGCCGAGTAGTCGCCATCGTCCGGCTTACCGGACGAGACCCATGCCTGCCGCTGTGCCTCGCGCACAAGGTCGTAAACGGCCTGGTCGTCAGACAGGAAGTGCGGCACGAAGTGCATCAGGTGCGAAATAGTGTCCTTGAGCACGTCGTTGATCCGGCCGCGCCGCGTGGTGCGCAGTTTCGTGATCCACTCGTCGATCTCTGCCATGGCGACACGCTCGGCATAGAGCCGGGTCGCGGCGTCCGCGACGTCGATCCCGAGCTCGTCGAGCTCGGCGTCGGCCGGGTCGAACGGGTCGGCCATCGCGCTTCCTGCTGCCGCCGCCCGAGCGGTCGCGGCCGCCTCGGCGGCATCCTTGCCGCCACCGGCCGGACCGGCGAGCAGGTCGGCCCACGCCGCCGGAAGCTCGGCGACCTCGGCGAAGGTGGGCACGCCGTCCAGCGGGTGCCCGATCGAGCCGTCGCCGTGCTGCGCGTACCACCGGTAGACCCGCGGCTCGCCGTCCTCGTCGAGCGCCTCGGGGTTGGTCGAGGGCCACCCCACGATGTAGCGGTAGCTCTGCGAGATCACGTCGATGTCGGCGCCGAACCGCGAGGTGAGCCGCTCCTCGGCCTTCGGGTTGAGCCGCGGGCAGCCGTCCGGCAGCCGGAACACCCGGATGCCCGAGACGAGCGGGTCGGGGCGCGCCGACGAGATGAGGGTCGGGGGAAGTGGCCCGAGCTCGGCCTCGGCCGCCGCGAGCGAGGCGGCGCCGTTCTTCGCGCCCTCGCCCTCGCCGTAGGTGTCGACGTCGATCCCGACGAACGGGTGCAGCAGGTGCAGCGCGACGTTGCCCGCCGCGCCCTTGGGGTTGCGGGCCCACTGCTTGATCGTCTGAATCGAGCCGATCTGCTTGCCCTCGGCCCCGGTGTAGCCGGACGGCGGCGCCTGCTTGCAGCCCGGGGGAAGCGGGAGCGGCTGCCAGCCCACGCGGAAGTAGTCGGGGGCGGCGGCGCCGTACACCTGCGCGCAGGCCGTCCCGCGGTCGTTACCGGCCGGTGACACGTCGTCGTTGCTCACGCGAGGTCACCTGCTACCGTGAAGTTGGACATCGGAACCCTTCATGTGCTTCACGCGAGCCCCTCGGCGTCGGACCCGGGGGGCTTCGCTCTGTCCGTCACTCTCCGCGGTGGATCTCGGCGTAGAGCTTGAGCCGGTTCGCCGGGCTCATCCGCGCGAGGATCGGCAGTCCCTCTTGCAGGGCCGCCCGGATCACGTCCGCCTTGCTCGCCCGGCCGTGCACGCGGTCCTCGTCGAACAGGGCAATGATCGCTTCCTCTTGCCCCTGCGGAATCTGTGCGCTGAGCTGCGCGTCGAAGGTCGCCACTCCGCTTCCCCCTCTCCCTCTCGTAGTCGGTACCTACTAGGTGCTGGTAGCATAGTACCGCACCCGATGGAGCAACCGACAGCGGGGCGGCGTCCGGCCACGGCGGTGCCGGTCAGTATCCACCCCGGCGCCCGTCAGCCGCACCGGGCCTGATCACGTTCCGTGTCCGCATTGTCCGACGAAAGGATCATCTGATGTCCGACCGAAGGCCCCTCTTGATCGACCTCTGCTGTGGAGCAGGCGGTATGTCGATGGGGTACCACATGGCAGGTTTCCGCGTGATCGGTGTCGACATCGCGGACCAGCCCAACTATCCGTTCGAGTTCCATCGCGCCGACGCGCTCGACTTCGACATCTCGACGGCCGACGTGGTGCACGCCTCTCCCCCGTGCCAGGGGTACTCGCGGATGCGGCATCGGCAGGACGCATCGAAGTGGCCGAAGCTGATCCCGGACTTCCGGGAGAAGCTCAAGTCGTCCGGCGTGCCCTACGTGATCGAGAACGTCGAAGATGCCGCGAGCGACATGGAAGACCCGGTCACGCTGTGCGGGTCGTCGTTCGGGCTCAGGGTGAGACGTCACCGCTTGTTCGAGTCGAACCTCGGCCTGGAAGCGCCGCCGTGCGATCACTCCTGGCAGGAACTGCACAGGCCGTATCGCCTGTATGTCGGCGCAGCGAGGACGAACGGTCTCGGTTACCGCGAGTCCGGAATACAGCAGGTGTACGGCGGTAACCACAATGTCGGCGGGCGCTCGCACTTCCTCAAGTCGGTGTCGATGGGCATCGATTGGATGGATGAAGGCGAACTCAACGAGGCGATCCCCCCTGCTTACGCGCTCCACATCGGGCGCCAGATCATGGAACGGGTGAGGCGGTCATGAGCCCGATCGAGCGCGTGGACCCGCGCGATTTCCTCGACCCCACGGCGCGGGCCGTGGCCTACCTCGACATCGACGAGGTGGACAACGCCCGCACGGCGCTCGGGCAGGTCTCCCTCGTGCGCCTGCGGCGCCTCGGCGAGCACTACGACCGGCTGTCGATGATCTGCTTCGAGCTCGCCTCGACGGCCAACCACGCGGCCGATGACAGCGTCGACCCGGCGTCGTTCCGGTCCGGCCCGGACGACGAGGGGATCATCGAGCACCCCGGGGCCCCCGTCGCCCGCCCCGCCCCGGTGATCGAGTTCGAGGTCGACGACCTCGACGAGCTCGGCGCCGCCGACACCACCGAGAGGAACCTGCCGTGAGCGCGCAGCCCATCGCCCAGACGCCCGCCGAGGCGAACACCCACGAGTGGCGGCACGTGCCGGTCGGCGCCTGCGTCCGGCTCAAGTCCGGCACGTGGCACGTGACCGCCCGCGAGGGCGACGTGATCACGATGCGGAACACCAGGACCGGGCAGGAGTCCACCGGCACGCCGCCGCCCGGCAACCTCGTCACCGTGCTGCAGCCGGGCGACCCGCTCTACGTCGCCCCGGCCGACGAGGCGGCGGCACAGGCGCGCACGGCCGGTCTCAGCGAGCCCGCGGCGGCCAGCCTGGCGAGCGCTCTCGTGCAGATCCACCTCGGGATGCACGTCGTCGGCGAGCGCGACCTCGACCGGCCGGGCGACCCGATGCGCTGCCCGGCCGTCGAGTCCCTCGCCCTGGCCCACCTCGCCGCGCACCTGATCCTCTTCCACCGGCTCGAACCGTCCGACCCGGTCTCGGCCACCGGCCCCGGTGACCCGGCCGTGCTGCTGGCCCTGCACGCCTCGCGGGTGGCCGCCGCCGAGCACGTCCACGCAGGACACACCCCGTGATCTACTCAACGGGGTTGACCATCGCTACCAGCAGCTACTAGGGTTGTCTCATGACCACGGACACCCCGACAGCAGGGGCGCCCGCACCGTCCGGCCCGCAGCAGCAGGCCACCGACGAGGCGGGCGCACCTGCCGCGCAGCAGCAGACCAAGCGCCCGCCGATCCGGCGCCGGACCGCCTTCGAGCGGCCCGACGAGGACGACCGCGGGTGGCGCAACCGCGGTGCCTGCACCGAGCACGACGCCGAGCTGTGGTTCTCGCCGCTCCCTGCGATGCGGCTCGAAGCGGTCTCGATCTGCGAGGGCTGCCCAGTCCGGGCCGCCTGCCTCTCGTGGGCGCGCAAGGCCGACCAGCGTTTCGGCATCTGGGGCGGCATCGACTTCGAGGTCGCGGCCACCTCGAACGGGGTGATCGACGAGGCGGCAGCGCTCGCGGCCACGGTCGCGCGCCTGCCGATCGTGGACCGGGTGCGCAGGCTGATCGACGAGTTCCCCGGCTCGACGCTGGCCGAGGTCGCCGACCGGCTCGGCTACAAGAGCGGGGGCAGCCTCGAACGGACGCTGTACCGGCGCGGCGATGACGGCAAGGCACTGATCCGGGTGCTCAAGCCCGGCAGCAGGTCGCGCGAGCAGGTCGAGGCCGAGAAGGTCACCTTCAAGGGGCTGTCGAAGAACGACCCGGATCACCCGTGGCTCGTCGAGGCGGCCCTGCCCGTCAACGAGGCGGGCACCAACGTGCAGCACTGCAAGACCGGCAAGCCGGGCCGCAAGACCGAGGACCCGGCGCCGTCCACCGAATCGGAGGAAGACGCAGCATGAGCAAGCCCAAGATGCCCATCGAGAAGGTGGTCGAGATCATCGCCGAAGGGTGCGCGGACTACGCGGACGGCGACGACCCCGGACGCTTCAACATCGAGTTCGACCCGAGCAAGGGCGAGCTCGTCGTGTCCTACTCTCCCGATGGGGACATGGATGGCACCGAGTTCGGGGCGCAGTTCACGGCCACCGAGCACCGCTTCGCGCTCGTGTCGGCCGGTCTCGGCTGGCCCGAGGGCGGCGCGCGATGAGCTCCCTCGACCTCTCGAAGGACATCGGCCCCGAGGTGTACGAGTGCGACTTCGAGCCAGTGGACCTGCACGACCCGCTCGACTTCGACGACATCGAGGCGGCACCGGCGCGCCCGGCCAAGCCCTACGACCCGCTCGACGAGCTCGGCGTTCCGCGCGACCAGTGGGGGCGCCCGCTGCTGTTGCCCGACCCGGCATGGAACCTCGGCCCGGCAGCCTGGCCCGACGGCCTCGTCGAGAAGCGCCAGTCGGCCGACGGCCGCCGCCACTTCGCCCGGGTGAGCACCGCGTCCGGGTGGAACGACGTCGCGCACGGGCTCTCGCTGTGGCGGCAGCGGATGGCGCTGCTCGCGCTCGCCCGGCGGCCCGACTTGCAGGCCGAGCTCGCCGGGCTCGTCTACAAGGACGGCAAGCGCATCGACGCGATCACGGATGAGCTGCTCATCAGGGCGGCCGACGACGGGATCGACATCGACGAGATGATCAAGGTCAAGCCCGGCGAGACGCACGTGCCGATGGGCGGCACGCTGTCGGCGGCCAGCCGCGGTACCGCGTGGCACGCCTTCACCGTGCCCGGCGCGCCGGTCATCGACCCCACCTTCGGGCCGACGCTGGCGCAGTACGACATCACGGCGAAGGCGTTCTACGAGGCGCTCGGACGGTGCGGCCTCGAACTGCTCGAACACGAGCGGTTCGGCGTGGACTACGCCCGGCGGCTCGCTGGCACCGTCGACCACCTCGCCCGCGTGGTCAAGGCGACCAAGTTCTCGGCCGCCGCCGGTCTCGACGTCGGCGCGGTGATCGTGGTCGACAAGAAAGGGCTTCCGCTCGACACGCCCCTACCTACCCCGAGCGGGTGGGTCACGATGGGCGACGTCGAACCAGGGGATCGGCTGTTCGGCTCGGACGGGCGGGTCTGCACGGTTCGATCGAAGAGTGAGGTGCACCTCAATCCCTGCGTACGCATCACGTTCGATGACGGATCATCGGTCGTCTGTGATGACGAGCACCGATGGGCGGTTGAGGTCGGTCGACTCGGGCATGCTCGACGAGGCGTCCTGTCCACGCTCGACCTGATCATGGCTCGCGCGTCAGGCGCAGGTCCGATCCGGATCCGGATGCCCGAGCCGCTCGACCTTCCCGAAGCAGAGCTCCCGATCCCACCGTGGGTGCTCGGAGTGTGGCTCGGCGACGGCAAGCACACCTCGGCCGAAGTCAGCAAGCCCGACCCGTTCATCTGGGAGGAGATCGAGCGGGAGGGGTTCACGCTCGGTGTCGACACCGGGCGGGACTGCCCTACCCGGACCGTCAAGGGTCTGCGTGGCAAGTTGTCCGCGCTCGGCCTGCTCGGGAGCAAGCACATCCCGGCTACCTACCTACGCGCCTCGTTCAAGCAACGACTTGCCCTGCTGCAAGGACTGCTTGACACCGACGGGTGCTGGTCGAAGCAGCGCAAGCACGTAATCATCACGCTGGTCGATCATGCGCTCGCCGATCAGGTGGCCGAACTCGCCTTGTCCTTGGGGCAGCGAGTCAGCGTATGCGATGTCACGTACGCAGGATTCGGCGTTACCGGCGTTGCTCGCACCGTGTGCTTCCGGCCCCGGGGGATCGACCCATTCAGGTTGCCGCGCAAGGCTGAACTCGTCGAACCGTGCGACGAGCGATCGAAATCGAACCATCGCACGATCAAGTCAATCGAGACCATCCCGACCGTGGCGACGCAGTGCATCGAGGTGGACTCCCCGGACCGCACCTACCTGTGTACCAAGCGCATGATCCCCACGCACAACACGGGCAAGATGCAGTGGATCACGCACGCGACGCAGCTCGCGATGTACTCGCGCTGCCGCCCGCACGACTGGCGCACCGGTGAAACCCACGACTGGCACGCCGACCTCGTGCCGGACGTGGGCGGGCTCATGGCGGCCTCGATCGAGACGGGCAAGGTCAAGGTCTACCCGGTCAAGACCCCTGCCTACCTCGCCGACTCAGCGGTCGAGCGGTACCGGCTGAGCCTGAGCGAGCACGTGAACAGCCTCGTCGGAAAGGGATTCTGATCATGGCTGACTGCACCGGTCCCCGGTCCGCGCAGGCCGTGAAGGGCGTCGTCGTCCTGCGGTCCGACATGCGGGTCGAGCTCATCGACTCGATGGGCAACGACGCCTCGGTCGTGCGGGCCGCGAGGGTCTCGACCGCCGGTCAGTCGGCGGCCCGCTGCGTCGAGCACGAGCGCGACGCCGGGCTCGTGAACTACCTCATGCGCAACCGGCACGGCTCGCCGTTCGAGCACACCTCGTTCACGTTCTGCGTCGAGGCGCCGATCTTCGTATGGCGCGAGATCATGCGGCACCGCATCGCCTCGTACAACGAGGAATCGGCGCGCTACCGCAAGCTCGAACCGGTGTTCTACGTGCCGGGGCCCGAGCGTGACCTCGTGCAGTCTGGCAGCTCGGCGCACCCGCGGCTGACGGCCGGTACGGCGGATCAGTATGACCTCGTCGTGCGCGAGCTCGTCCGGTCCTCGGTGGTGGCCTACGACGCCTACGAGGACCTGCTCGCCGCCGGTATCGCCCGCGAGGTGGCCCGGATGGTGCTGCCCGTGAACATCTACAGCACGGCCTACGTGACCATGAACGCCCGCGCGCTGATGAACTTCCTCTCGCTGCGCGTCGAGGATGAGGGCGCGACGTTCCCGTCGCACCCGATGCACGAGATCGAGCTCGTGGCTCGGCAGTTCGAGACGATCTTCGCCGAGGTGATGCCGACGACGCACGCGGCCTTCCTCGGCAACGGCCGCGTCGCGCCGTAATCGGCGGTACGCTCGGGCACCCGATACGCCCTACCGGCTTGCACCACCCGGTTAAGCATGGTAGGTTCTAACCACACCAAGTAGGAACCGGGCCGGTTCCGAGTGACAGCAAGATCCCAGTTCCACCCCAACTCAGCTCAGCTCATCACCGATCCGAAGGGGATCAACATCATGGCGAACGCCAAGGGCGCCGACACCAAGCCCGCCGACGAGGACTTCGACAGCGAGTTCGAGGACGACATCGCCCTCGCGACCGGCAGCTCGTTCCCCCGAATGGAGGACATCGAGGGTTGCCTCATCCTGATGAAGCCCTACGAGGAGGGCACGCGCCCGAGCAAGAACAACGACGGCAAGACCTACGTGTGGGTCGAGTGCGACGTCGTGGTGCTCCAGTCGCCCGAGGAGGGCGACGGCGACATGCCGACTGACTTCTTCGAGGGCGAGGCCCTGCCGTTCGAGCTGGAGGGCTTCCAGTTCACCGGCGACCAGGTGACCTCGTTCCTCAAGCAGAAGATGAAGAGGGGCAAGCGCGGCCTCGGCGTCCTGGTCAAGGGCGCGCCGTCCCAGCGGGGCCGCAACGCCCCGTGGGTCCTGGAGGCCCCGAGCGACGAGCAGGTCAAGCTCGCCAAGGACTACGCCCGCGCGGCGGCGGCCAAGGCGGCTGCCTCGAACCCCTGGGAGTGACGTCCCACGGCCGGGCACCCGCCGGGTGCCCGGCCGTTCTCCTGCCCCATCCCATCCGAACCGAGAACCGACAACCGGAGTGATCAAGTCATGGCGATGAAGAGCGAGACCGTGGTCGAGAAGGTCGAGCGCCTGCTCGGCCAGCACGACGCCACGGCGAAGGTCGTCGCGAAGCACGCGGCCCGACACAAGGTGGCCAAGGGCAAGCTCGACGACATCGCGGGCGATCTGGAAATGTACGCGCAGCACCGCGCGGTCGACGACGACCTGCGCGAGCGGGTCTCGAAGGCGCTCGCGGCCGAGCTGCCGGACGTCGAGGACGACGGCGCCGACGCCTGACGTCGGCCACCATCGAGCGGCCCTCGCCCTACCCGATAGCCCGGGGCAGGGCGAGGGCCGCTCCTCGTCTCCACCGGGAGAGGGCATGACCACCAAGGGCAAGGACGGACCCCCACGGATCACCAACGCCAGGAAATGCCGGTCGCGCATAGTCATTAACAAGGAAGACGTCGGGCCGTGCACCGAGCCGACGATCGACCCGCGGTCGCCGTACTGCGTCTGGCACCGGCTCGACCGCACCACCTACCCGGGCCAGGGGCGCGCCGCCGAGCTGCGCCTCGCTGCGGCCCCCGTTCCGCACCGGCAGCGCGTGCCGCCGACCGAGTGGCCTCCCGGGTACCGGTGGTGCTCGGGGTGCCAGTCCTTCGTTCCGGTGTGGTACTGCCAGGGGACCAAGTGCAAGGCGTGCAAGCGGGCCGATGCGCAGGCGGCCCGGCGCCGCGACGTCTACGGCCTCGCCGACGCCGCGTGGCAAGCGATCATGGAGTTGCAGGGCGGCCGGTGCGCGATCTGCCGGAACCGCTCGCGTGACCGCGCCCCGGCCGTCGAGCACGACCACAGCACCGGGCGCGTCCGGGGCGGCTGCTGCAAGGGCTGCAATCACGACCTGCTCGGCGGGGCGCACGACTCGCCCCGGATGCTCGCGGCGGCCCTGCTGTACCTGCTGGCCCCGCCGACGTCCGGCCGGTGGGTGCGGCCCGAGGAAGGCGCCGACGCCGTGCTACGGGCCGTCGGCGAGGTGGTCGAGGCACTCAACGCCGAGGGCCGCGCCCGCGCGCTGGCCGACGAGGCGCTCGCGCTGCTCGACCGGTCTTCGCTCGACGAGGACGACGAGCCCGAGGGGATGGACTTCCTGTGACCGGCTCGGGCTTCGTGCACCTGCACAACCACACCGAATACTCGATGCTCGACGGCGCCGCCCGGATCGGCGACCTGATGACCGCCTCGGCCCGGATGGGTATGGACGCGCTCGCCATCACCGATCACGGCACGCTGTTCGGGGCCTACGAGTTCTGGAAGAAAGCCACGGCGAGCGGCATCAAGCCGATCATCGGCGTTGAGGCGTACCTCACCCCGGGCACGAGCCGGTTCGACAGGACGCGCGTGAGGTGGGGTGGCGGCGGCCGGGCCGACGTCTCGGGCGGCGGCGCCTACACCCACTTCACGATGTGGGCCGAGAACACCGCCGGGATGCACAACCTCTTCCGGATGAGCTCGATCGCCAGCATCGAGGGGTACTACTTCAAGCCGCGCATCGACCGCGAGCTGCTCGCCACGTACGGCAAGGGCATCATCGCCACGACCGGGTGCCCCTCGGGCGAGGTGCAGACGTTCCTACGGCTCGGGCAGTACGAGCGTGCGGTCGCGTCGGCCGCCGAGCTGCGCGACATCTTCGGGCCCGGCAACTACTTCTGCGAGCTCATGGATCACGGCCTCGGGATCGAGCGCGAGGTGCGCGCCGACCTGCTGCGGCTGGCCCGCGCCCTCGATCTGCCGCTCGTTGCGACCAACGACCTGCACTACGTCGAGCCGGGCGACGCCGTGCCGCACGCGGCCCTGCTGTGCGTGCAATCCGGCTCGACCTTGGACGACCCGCGGCGCTTCAAGTTCGACGCCGACGAGTTCTACCTCAAGAGCCCGGCGCAGATGCGCGACTACTGGCGCGACGTCCCGCAGGCGTGCGACAACACGCTGCTCATCGCCGAGCGGTGCGACGCGCAGTTCACCGAGGGCGTCAACCTCATGCCCCGGTTCCCGGTGCCGGACGGCGAGAGCGAGGAATCGTGGTTCGTCCACGAGGTCGAGCTCGGCCTCGCCCAGCGCTTCCCCGGCGGCCCGCCGCAGGACGTCCGCGAGCGCGCCGACTACGAGACGTCGATCATCTGCAAGATGGGCTTCCCCGGCTACTTCCTGGTCACGGCCGACCTGATCGGGTGGGCCAAGGCGCAGGGCATCCGAGTAGGCCCCGGCCGCGGGTCGGCCGCTGGTTCCCTCGTCGCCTACGCGATGGGGATCACCGAGCTCGACCCGCTGCGGCACGGCCTACTCTTCGAGCGGTTCCTCAACCCGGACCGCATCTCGATGCCCGACATCGACATCGACTTCGACGAGAGCCGCCGCAACGAGGTGATCAAGTACGTGACCGACCGCTACGGCGACGAGCGGGTCGCGCAGATCGTCACCTACGGGACCATCAAGGCCAAGCAGGCGCTCAAGGACGCCGCCCGGGTGCTCGGCCACCCGTTCGCCGTCGGTGACCGCCTCACGTCCGCGCTGCCCGCACCGGTGATGGGCAAGGACATCCCGCTCTCGGGCGCGTTCGACCCGCGGCACGAGCGGTACGGCGAGGCCGAGAAGTTCCGCGAGATCTACGAGACCGACGACGAGGCGCGCGAGGTGGTCGACCTCGCCCGCGGGCTCGAAGGGCTCAAACGGCAGTGGGGCGTGCACGCCGCGGGCGTGATCATGTCGCGCGAGCCGCTCATCGACCACATCCCGATCATGCGGCGTGACGTGGACGGCGCCACGATTACGCAGTTCGACTACCCGGCGTGCGAAACCCTCGGGCTGCTTAAGATGGACTTCCTCGGGCTGCGCAACCTGACGATCATCGACAACGCGCTGCGCGCCATCGTCCGCAACGGCAAGACGCCGGTCGACCTCGGCTCGATCTCGCACGACCTCGACGACCCGGCAACCTACGAGCTGCTCGCCCGGGGCGACACCCTCGGCGTCTTTCAGCTCGACAGCGGCCCGATACGTGGCCTGCTGCGGACGATGCGGCCCGACCACTTCGAGGACATCTCGGCCGTGCTCGCGCTGTACCGTCCGGGCCCGATGAGCGCGGGCTCGCACACCAACTACGCCTTGCGCAAGAACGGGTTGCAGCCGATCGAGGCGATTCACCCCGAGCTCGCCGAGCCTCTCGACGACATCCTGAGCACCACCTACGGCCTGATCGTCTACCAAGAGCAGGTGATGGCGATTGCTCAGCGGGTGGCCGGGTACAGCCTGAGCCGCGCCGACCTGCTGCGTAAGGCGATGGGCAAGAAGAAGCGGGAGATCCTCGACCACGAGTTCGGCCCGTTCCGCGACGGCATGCGCGCGAACGGCTACAGCGACGACGCGGTCAACACGCTGTGGGAGATCCTCGTACCCTTCTCCGACTACGCCTTCAATAAGGCGCACACCGCTGGTTACGGCCTCGTGTCCTACTGGACGGCGTACCTCAAGGCGAACTACCCGGTCGAGTACATGGCATCGGTGCTCACGAGCGTGAGCGGCGAGAAGGACAAGACCGCGGTCTACCTGAGCGAGTGCCGCCGGATGGGCATCAAGGTGTTGCCGCCCGACGTCAACCTCTCCGACCCCGAGTTCACGGCGTCCGGTGACGAAATCAGGTTCGGGCTGTCGTCCGTGCGCAACGTCGGCGAGACCGCGGTCGCGGCCATCATCGCGACCCGCGGGAGCGGCGGCCGGTTCGCCTCGTTCGGCGACTTCCTGCGCCGGGTGCCCGGCGCCGTCCGGAACCGGAAGGTCGTCGACTCCCTGATCAAGGGCGGGGCGTTCGACTCGCTCGGCCACGCCCGCCGCGGGCTGGCCGAGGCCGCCGACGAGGCGCTCGCGCTATCCGCGGGTGCCGCCGCCCGGCAGGTGTCCGGGCAGGTCTCGCTCTTCGAGGCCCTCGACGAGGGGCAGGACGCCGCCAGCGACCGCGAGGCGGTCGTGCCCGAGGGCGAGTGGGGCAAGCACGAGCTGCTCACGTTCGAGCGCGAGATGCTCGGGCTCTACGTGTCCGACCACCCGCTGTCGGGGTGCGAGGGGACGCTCGCGCGGCTGGCCGACTGCACGGTCGCCTCGATCCACGGGCCCGACGGCCGGGCGGACGGCGCCGAGATCACCCTCGCGGGGATCATCTCGGTGCTTGAGCGCAAGGTCACCAAGAGGGGCAAGCCGTGGGCCACGGCCACGGTCGAGGACACCACGGGCGGTATCGAGGCGCTGTTCTTCCCCTCGACCTACGAGCTCGTCACGGACCTGCTCGGCAAGGACCGGGCGGTAGCCGTCCGGGGCCGGATCAACCGGCGCGACGAAACCCCGGTGCTGTTCGCCTCGGACGTGACACCGATCGACCTCGGCGAGCCCGGCGGCGCCGTCCGGCTGTTCGTCGAGAGCTCGCGCTGCACGCCCCCGGTGGTCGCGCGGCTGGCCGAGATCCTCGCCGACCACCCGGGCGAGGCGCCGGTGCTGTTAGCCGTCCGCACCGGCGCCTCGTCGCGCACCCTGGCACGGCTGGCAACCTGCGCCCCGTCACCGGACCTGTTCGCCCGGGTGCGGGCCCTGCTCGGTCCGGCGTCCTGCTGACGCGCGAGAGCCCCCGGCACGCCTCCCTCGCGGGTGGTCGAGCCGGGGGCTCCGTCGTGCCGTGCGCGGTCAGGCAGCCCGGGGCAGGGACCGCTCGGACCGGCGGGCCGGGATGTGGCGCAGCCCGGCCGACTCAGCGGGCAGGACTTCGAGCAGCCACATGACCAGCGCGGTACCGGCGGCACCGGCCGCCGCGAGGCCGATCGCTGCCCAGTCGGCCGACAGCGCCCCGGCGAGGTCGGACGGCCACAGCGCCAGCACGGCGCCGACAGCGGCCGGCGCCACCCGGTCGAGCAGGCGCAGCAGCAGCCCGGCGTCGGGCCCGGCGTGCCAGTCGAGGGCGCTCTTGCCGAGCGAGGCGACGAACGCGAGGGCCGCCGCGACCGAGACCGCGAGCGCGTCGGCGCCGGTCACGGTGCCCGCCGAGACGAGGGCCAGCAGGGGCACGAGCACCTGCACGGCGTTGCGGGTGGCCTTGCCGAGAGCATCGGCGAGACGAGGGTGCATGATCAGTCCTCCGGTAGCGCGTTGATGATCGACTTGAGCCGGTCGGCGGCTCGCCGTGTGGTGCAGCAGTGCCGGGCGCCGAGCCACCGCATCACGGCGGCGTCGCCGATCGTGGCATCGACGGCAGCCACGAGCGCGGTGTAGTCCGGTGCCGGTCCGGGCGGCTCGGGAACCCCCGGGTCCTCCATCGTGGTGACGACCCAGAAGTCGGAAGAGTCGCCGTCGTCCACTTCGTCGGTCGGGAACCACACATGCCCCGGGTCGTCCGGGATGCCCCACGACAGCCCCCACGAGTTGCGGGCCTTGCGGTAGCGGCGCCGCGGGTCACCGCCCCTGATCTCGGTCCCGGGAACGGGGGTCGAGGTGAACACCATGCAGTGCCCGCCGACCACCTGCTCGCGGGTCTTGACCGGCACCGGCATGACGCCGTTCGCGGCGACGTCCTGCGTCTCGAACGACTCGTAGACGTCGAAGCCGAAGCAGACCGGGTAGCCCGAGGCGATGGCGTCGTCGATCTGCCCCGGCTCGACCGAGCCGTAGGCGAGCGCCTGATTGAGCAAGCCGTCCGTATAGACGGTGCCGTCGGGCCGGTCGGCGAACCGCTCGATCTCGTACGGCCACAGCCCCTCGTGCGCCGCGCCGGACTTCGCCAGCGCGTTGAAGCCGTCCCGGATCTGTAGCCCGGTGTCCTGCCCGAGCGGGTACCCGGCCAGCCGACGGCCCTCGTAGTACAGGAAGAGCCGCGAGGGCCGGTCCATCGGGGCGAGCCCCATCCGGACGCGGGCGAAGTCCGCGCAGCCCGCGGCGCCCTGCGAGACGCACGAGCCGAGCTGCCCCTGATCGTAGGGGCGCTCGGGGAAGAGCCCGGCGAGGTCGACCTCGGTCGAGCCGTCCCATCGGTCCGGCGGGGCGAACCGGTAGTCGCGCTCGTCGGGCCTCTTGCGCATGAGGCCGTAAGCGGTCATGACGTAGTGATCCTCTCGACGATCAGACCTTAAGCGTGTTCATGAAGTCGACCCACGCCTGCGTGCTCGGCCGCGAGACCTCCCACAGGAAGAACTTGCGGCAGCCGTAGGTGTTGTAGGCGTACCGCGCCCATTGCTTGCACTCGGCCAGCGACCACACGCTCGCGTCGCCGGTCGCCATGCCAAGGCCGAGCTGCTCGGGGCTCAGCTTGTTGCCCCGCAAGAATCCCTCGAAGGCCATGTCGACCTCGGCCTGCCCCCACCCGGCGTAGTAGCACTGGAAGGCGAGCTCGTCGACCACGTCAGGCGCGTTGACGAGGGCATCGCGGTAGAGCCACTTCGTCGTGCCGTCCGGCGACCACGAGACGTAGAAGCCGTCGCCCCGGGCGTTCTTGAGCGCACGGCTCTGCGTGATCGCCTTGCCGATCTGGAAGCCGCTCCGCTCGTCGTCCCAGTTGATGCCGCCGATCGGGATCTGCAACCGGTCCTCGGCCGCCGCGACGACGCCCGCCACATCGTTGACGACCGAATCCGTGGTGTAGCCGCCCCCTCCGAACGAGAGCGAGACGCGCTTGCCGAGCGAGACGAGGTGCCGCAACTCGCTCTGCAAGGTGGCGAGGCCGAAGGGCCCGTTATCGACGATCGGTTTGCCCTGGTCGTTCGAGAACGCGAGGCGCACCTCGTCGAAGTCGGTCGCGGGCTTGGTGTTGACGTGCACGGCCGGGGAGTTGCCCCAGATCATGTACCACGTCGAGGTGTTGCCGGGCCCGCCGACCGGCGGGGGCGGGGGCGGCTCGCTGCCGCCCGAGAACTCGACCACCCGCCCGATCGAGGCGCCGCGCAGGAACGTCGCCGCCTGGTCATGGCCGGATAGCACCGCGCCGTCGGCGGGGATCGCCGTCCCGGTGTTGCTGCCGGTGGCGAGCCGGTCGTTCACGGCCAGCACCGCGCGGTCGGGGCCGATGGCGACCTCGACGCCGTAGCGGTTCGTCGCGGTGGCCGAGCCGCTCGCCGCGGTGTAGGCGACGAGCTGATTCGTCCCTCGGAAGCCCGGGTAGGCGCTCGTCTCGGGCGGCAGGGGCGCCGTCGGGTCGATCCCGGCGAGCGGGTAGTCGGCGGTGCCGAGGGTGACGGTCGTCGTGTCCGCCGGCACCACGTCGTCGCTCGGGGGCGGGGGCGGCTCTTCCGTGTACTCGGTGATACTGCCGCCGGACAGTTGCAGGGTGACGTTAGAGCCGTCGTCCACGCGGACGGCAGGCCACCGATAGTCGCTCATGGTCGGGTGATCCTCTCGATGTAGATCGGGCGCAGCACGCCGTCGGGCACCTCGTCGTCGATGTGCACCGGCGCGCCGAAGAGTGATTGCCACGGAGCGGTAGCCCATGGGGCGCCGAAGCCGCCGGGAACGGCTGCCGCTGCCCGCGTGCGTAGCTGTTCCAGGGTCGTGCGGCTGACGGCCCACCCCCGGGCGCGCAGGGCCGCGAAATCGGACTCCACTCCCTGCGCGTCCGCGAGCTCCGGGTGCGAGGCGGCCCACAGCCGCCAGCCGGCGGCGCCCGCTGGCACCATCCGCAGGCCGTGGTCGCCAAGCTCGGCGAGGCTCTTCGTCACGGGGTGCCGCCGGTCCCCTCGACGAGCACCTCGCGCACGGCGTCCTTGATCGCCTCGGGCGCGAGAGTGAGCGTCACGTTGAGCTGCCCGCCGCCGAGCTTGGCGACCACGGCCTCGGCCACGGCCTCGACGAGCGGTCCCTCGGTGATGGCGCCCACGGCGGCGGCCACGGCCTCGGCCGCGAGCTCCGGGTGCGAGGCGGCCCACAGCCGCCAGTCGGCGTACTCGGTCGTTCCGTCCTGGCGGCCGCCACCCCACCCGGCCCGCCATACGGCGTTGGTCACGGCGCCCCGGAACACCGGGCTCGCCGCGAGAGCGGCGATGTCCTCGTCGGTCAGTGTGCGCGCCACTGCGTTTCCCCTCGCTAGTTCGATGATCCGGGCAACGTTGAGAGCCCCCGGGTCTCGGTGGTCGTTCTGCGGTGTGTGCTCGTGGCCGAGGATTCCCCGGTAGGCGTCGTAGGCGCTGTCAGACAGCCGTTGCCCGTCGCCGCTGGCGTTGTAGGCGCGCCACGTCACCGAGCTGGTCAGCAGGTGCGAGCCCCACTCGGCGGCCATCCACGCGATGAACCAGGCCAGCCCGGCGAGCGCCCAGTCGGGCGCGCCGGGCCAGTAGAGCCCCGGGCCGCCGGGCACACAGGTGCCGACAAGCTCGACCTGCGCCACGTGGTCGCCGTTGGTCGGCTGCGTGCGGGTGTGCGCAAGGGCGCGGCTGCTCATGTTCGCCGGGAAGTGCTGCCGCCAGATCAGCGCCTTGGCGGCCTGGTCGGGGTACGCCGTCCAGTTCGGGGCGATGGCGCCGCCCGAGTAGGCGGGCCAGCCCGAGCCCTCGGTCGAGTGCAACAGCACTTTCTCGATGGACGAGAACACCGTGCCGGGGTACTTGTCGGCGTACCACTGTGCGGTGCGGTTGCAGCCGGGCAAGATCACGGCACGGGTCATGTCGTCCTCGGGGCGGTGAAGGCGGAGCGTCGCGGCTTGCTGATCGGAGTGTGCCACGGGCACACGGTCTCTGCTCGAAACTTGATCAGCTCGGGCCGATCCCCCACGTGTCGCCAGGCCCGTGGTGTCGCCGGGCGCCCTCGTCGAAGTCGGCCCCGCCCAGGTCCCCGAACCCGAACAGCACGTCGTCGCCGTCGGGGTCCTGCGGGGGCCAGGCGTGCCGCCTGACGGGCTGCCCGTGGTGCACGGTGAGGTGCTGCCCGAGGGCGTCCGTCATCCACGTGAGCCGCTGCTCGTGAGCTCGGGAGCGGCGCGCCAGCTCTTCGAGAGCTGCAGTCGTCCGCCGGGCGAACCCGTTCGCCGTCGGCGCGCTGTTGTCCCGCGCCTGTTCGGCCGCCTCGGTCGCCTTGCGCGCCTCGGCCTTGGTCCTGCTGATCATGGCGACGGCCACCGCGCTGGTCGCCGTGCCGATGGTGCCCACGATGGTGGCGAGGGCCTGCCACGCTTCCGGTTGCACTGTGTAACTGCCTCTCGCCCTGGCCCCGGCTGAGGTTGTCCTGCAACGGTGCCGGGACTTGGTGCCTCTCGCAAGGACCGTAGGCGGGGCCGAGCGGACCGGAGGTCACAGACTGTAGTAGAGCGGGATAATTCGGAGCGTCGGGTAGTTGACGTTCTGCGTTCCGGCCGCGCTGTCGCGGAACGCCTGCATGGTGAACGTCGCAGGGGTGGCCGAGGCGGGCAGGGTGTAGGTGCCGCACCCCTGCAACTGCTGCGGGTTGGCGCTGTTCGCCGCGAGTGGGATCTCACCCCATCCGATCGGGCCGTTGCCGCCCGAACCGATCCCGGCCGCCAGCACCAGCGAGCCGGACACCCTCGGGCACATCCGGACGGAGTTCGCGCTGGCTGCCATCCACGCGCCGAACTCGACGTGCACGATCAGGCTCGCGGTCGGGTGCGGGTTGGCGATGGCGGCGATGCACGTCGTGGTGGGCAGGTCAGCGAAGGTGGTCGCCGTGATGGTGTTGGTGCCGTTGGCGAACGCCGTCACGACGTCCGGAATCTGGAAGTCGTCGGCGAGCAGCTTGGACCCTGCGAGGCGCGTCATAGTCGACCCCCTTCAGTAGAGGTAGCGCAAGGGAATCAGGCGGATGGTGGGAAAGTCGCACTTGACGGTGCCCGAGCCGTTGCGCATCGCGTAGAAATCGAACGTCGCGGCCGAGGCGGACACGGGCAGCTCGTAGGTGCACATCGCCTTGCGCTGCTGGTAACCGAGGGCGGTGTGATACAGCACCTCGCCCCACCCCACGGGGCCGCCGGTGCCGCCGCCGAGCCCGGCCGAGATGCTCACCGAACCGGACACGCTCAGGCACGCCCGGATGTCGCCGGTAGTGGTGTTGCCGATCAGCCATGCCCCGTACTCGGCCATCACCAGCAGCCGGGCCGAGGGGTGCGGGTTGGTCATGCTGGCCGAGCAGGTGGTCGTCGGCAGCACTGCGAACGTGGCCGAGGTGACCGTGTTCGCGCCGTTGCCGAACGACTGCACTACGGCGGGCAGCTTCCAGTCGGTACCGTCGAGGACGGCACCGGCGATGATCCCTCGGTTGCTCACCGTCTCCTCCTCGTCAGATGTTGATGTAGCGCAGCGGGATGATGCGCAGGGTGGCATACCGGATGTCCTGCGTGCCCGCCGTGGTACGCAACGCCTGCACCTCGAAGGCGTACGGCAGGGAGCTCGGGTCGAGCGAGACCGTCACCGTGGCGAACATGCTCGACGTCGTGGTGAGCGCCTCGGCGGGGATCTCGCCCCATCCGACCGAGGCGCCCGCGCCGATGCCCGCGTTGATGTAGTCCTGCTCGGCCCGGGAGACGCGCAGCGCGAGCCGGACGTCGTTCGCGCTCGCCAAACCCCACGCGCCGAACGCGACGATGCACAGCATCGACGCGCCCGGGTGCGGGTTGGTGATCGAGGACTTGCAGGGGAAGGACGGCAGCGCGCTGAACGACGTCGCGGTGATGGTGTTCGTGCCGTTGCCGTACTCGGCCACCACGTCCGGCAGCGAGTAGTCGAGGGCGCGCATCTTGCGGCCCTCGTCGACATCGAGGTATAGCCCCGACCCGGGGCTCGCGCCGAGCGCGTAGTAGGCGGGGTCGAACAGGGCGACTGCCTCGCCGTTCGAGTGCGCCTTGTTCACCCCGTTGACGCTGCGGGTCACCGTGAGGGTCTGCGGCGAGCTGGCCCCGGCCACGGCGGTGACGGTCATCCGCTCGCCGTTGACCATGATGTCGAAGTCTCCGTCGGCGTGCGTCCAGATCGGCCCGGCGGTGAAGGCCACCGAGAGCGAGGTCGTCGAGCTGTTGTGCGCGCCGTTTACTGTGGTGTTCTCGTTGCTGAACCGCGACAGGGTGTTCGGGTGGTCCTCGTAGACCGCCGCCCGGTACGGCGCCGAGGGCACCAGGGTGTAGGCGATGGTGTGCTCGAACTGCCAGAACGTCTCGGTGTAGCCCTGTACGATCTGCCCGATGGTCTCGGGCGGCAGGTCGGCGGGCGGGTTGGTCACGGTGAGCCGGTCGCCGACGTCGAGGGAGAGCATCCGCCGGGTTAGCGAGCTGTCGGCCGCGTAATCGGGGTGCGCGAGGTTGATCTCGACGCCGGGGTACCGCGCCTCATCGACCGTCCCGAGCCGGACCTTCCAGCCCGCCTGGTGCTGCGCCTGCCCGTCCGAGTACAGCGACACCGAGGCGCTGTCGTCGTAGACGCCGATCGCGCTCGTGCTCAGGCGCGAGTCGGTGTCCTCGACGGTGAACGCCTGGCCCGAGGACCGGCTCACCGTAACCTTGTTGCGGGTGCGCTGGTCGTCCTCGGTCGGGGTGAAGCCCTGGAGGTTCTCGGCCGCGTAGTTGATCGTCGCCCGGCTCGGCTGGTTGTAGATCGACTCGCGGGTGCGGTAGATCAGGGCGTCGGCATCGCGCTGCTCGGTCAGGATGCCGCCGTCGGCGGTGGCAGCCTCTTGCAGCAGCGTGAGTAGCGCCGAGCGGCCCTGGTAGCCGAGGAACTCGGTGCCCTCGCCGCCGCCGCGCAGGTTGCACGTGACGCTGTTCTCGGAGCACAGCCGGGCGATCCGGGTGTGCGCCGCCTCACCCTGGTAGGCACGTTCGAGCGCGTGCACCGAGTCGAACACTGAGGTGATGTTCTTCTCGACGGTGATGTGCCCGATGGCGAAGTCGCCGAGGTTCGCGCCGTCCGGGTTGACGTAGACCTGCGTGCACGAGCCGAGGGTGATCGAGGCGATGGTGCTCGTGGTGAAGAGTCCGGACGTCTCGCCGATCGGTAGCACCACCTGCTTGACGTCCACGCCGGTGCCGTTCTTGGCGAACTCCAACGACACTCGGGTGTCCTGGTTGCTCACCTGGTTGGTGATGTCGAGCATGGAACCGGCGGCGGTGGCGATTCCGAGGTTGGTGTAGCACTGCAAGTACATGACGTCGCCGGTCTGGTAGATCCAGTCAATCCACCCCATCGAGCTGTTCGTCTTGATGCGCAGCAGCACGGTGTTGCTCGGGACGGTGTTCGGCGGCACGTGCATGATGAACCGCACCTGAAACTCGGTGGTGTTCGCGTACTGCGGCACCTGGAAGAGCAGCCGCCCGTTCGTCTGCAACGTCGGCACCGGCGCGCTCGCCACGAAGTTGCTGTAGCCCGCGAGGGTCGGCTTGCCGATGACGCGGCCGGGCGCCTCGCCCGACAGCCCCGGTTCGAGGCTGGTCGCATCGGCGCCGTCCTCGCAGGGCCAGTAGCCCACCAGGTCGCTGCCGACGGCCGGGATGCCCCGGCGCAGCGCGGACTTGAGTGGGGTCGAGCCCTGCCCGAGGCGCCGGGTCTGCCCGCTGCATTCGAGCTGCACGTAGAGGTCGTTGCCGGACCGGTCGCGCCGGGGCTGCCACGACGAGGCGTCACCCCAGAACCGGTAGTGCTTGTTGTCGAGAGCCGCGCCGGTCGCGCCCGAGTCCGACCAGGTATTGCCCTCGGCGTCCGCGAACGACGTCGTGCCGGTCGCCTGCGAGATGAACTTCGGGCTCGCCCGCTTGGTGCCCGCGATGCCCTGGTAGACCCGCCCCTCGTTGACCTCGCAGGGGCAGGCGTCTCCCGAGGCGTACACGCCCATCGCCTGCGCGGTGTCGTCGATCGAGGTCGTGCCCGCCGTGATGACCGTCGAGCCGAACTGCACCCACGTGCCATCCATCGTGTCATCGTTGCTGTAGTAGAACGTCGCCGTCCAGCCAGCCGCCCCGTTGTCGACGTCGAGGGTTGCACGGACGCTCTTCCGACCGGTGGTCGCGCCGGGCACCGGCTCGGTGCTCGCGGCGGCCATGAAGACGGTCGCCTGATACCACCACAGCACGAGGGTGCCGTCGTTGTTGAGGTACATCCCGTAGCTGTTGCCCTTGAACGGCGCGCCGAAGTAGCACGCCACCGTCGGCCGCCACGTGGCGAGCACGACGTCGGCCCGGATGTCGATGTCCCCGGTGATGCTGGTGCCCGCCGAGTCGGCGCACGTGAACTGCTGCCCGCTGGTCAGCCGTAACCGGGGCTGGCCGTTCTTGACGTAGGCGCGCACCTTGGTATTCCGGCCGATGCTGCCGAAGTAGGCGCCGGTCGGGTTGCGCGGGCTGTAGTTCTTGGTGCGGTTGTCGAGGGTGACGCTCATGCTGGCGGGCTCGGCGTTGTTGCCCTCGTTCGCCCGGCCGCGAGTGATCTGCACCTTGTCGCGGGTGTAGACGTCGCCACTGACGTCGGTCCATGTCCCGGCGATGAGCAGCTCGACGCCGATCGGCAGCGCGGTGGCGGGGAACGCCATGTCAGGACCTCCCGATGACGACCTGCACGTCGCCGCCGCGCACACGGACGGCCCGCCGCAGGATGTCGAGCAGCAGGTCGTCGACCCGGTTGCCCGAGGAATTGATCTCCAGCACGAGCGTAGCGGAAGGCGCCGACGCGGCCATGCCCATGCTGTCGGGGTTGGAGTGCACCCGGCTGCCGGGCGCGAGGTCGACCACCTCGGGGCCGTGCTCGCCGACCAGCACGCGGTTGGAGCGCACGCCGCCGGTCGCGGCCTGGCCCACGATGCCGCCGGTGGCCTTGTACATCCTCGGGGCGTAGACGCCCGCGCCGTGGCCCTGCTCGCCCGCGTGGATGTCGGCCGCGAGCCCCTGCAACGCGAACAACTTCGCCCGCAGGCGGGCAATCGAGGCGTCGGCAGCGGCGGTGTTCACTTTGACGTTGGCAGTGGTGTTCTTGGGGATGGCGAACAGCTTGTCGGCGAGCGCCTTCGCCTGCGAGGCACCCATGCCCATAGCCGTTGCCGCCGCGACGAAGCGCGACCGCGCCGTCGCCATGATCGCGTTAGCCTCGGCCTGCGAGCCGCCCTGCTCGAGGGTCGCCTGCGCCGCTTTCTTGGCTGCCTCGGCGATGCCGTCGAGCGCGTCCTGATTGGCGCGGCCCTTCTCGCTGCCGATGTCGAGCGTCTTGCCGTTCTTCCGGACCGCCTCGGTGGCGTCGTCGTAGCTCGCTTCGAGCCCCCGCATCGCGTCTCGCTGGCCGAGTAGGGCGTCGGCCGCCTTGTCGATGGCCTCGCGCTGCTGGTCGACCGTCTGCGTGAGGTTCTTCGCTGCGTCCGCGGTGTTGGCGTTCTCGCGGGCGGCGGCGTCGAGTGCGTTCTGATACTGCGGGAAGAACTCCTTAAGCTTCTCGACGCTCGTGCCCTGCTCTTCGGCCTTGCGCCGCAACAGCTCGAAGTCGTCGGCGGCTTCCTTGGCGTTGCCGCTCGACACCATCCCGGCGAGGCTCGCGTCGAGCGCCTGCATCCGCTGGTTGACGGCGTCGATCTTCCCCCACCCGCGGCCGAGACCCTCGGCGATGAAGCCCGTGAACGTCTCGATGGCGGCACCGGCGCCCCGACCCGACTGATTGATGTTCTTGAGGTCGAAGTCGATGTGCTGCAAGGTGCCCGAGCCGTCCTTGCCGCTCTTGCGCAGCTCTTCGAGCGCCTTGCGGGTGGTGTCGACGCCTTTCGCCCCGGCGTCCGAAGTGAGCACGGCCGAGGCCGTCGCCATCGCTCCGAGGGCACCGGCAACCTTGCCCGCGCTCCGGGCCATCCCCCCGAGCTTGGTTTCGGCCGAGAGCGCGCCCTGCCCGAGGTTGCGCATCTCGGCGTGGGCGGCCTTGATCTTGGGGCCGAGCAGCACGGCGGCGGCGCCGACGGCGCCGAGGATGACGATCGTCGACTGCATCGGGCCGGGCAGGGAGTTGAAGCCCTCGGCGAGCGTGGCCGCCGCAGTGGCGGCCTTCGCGAGGATTGGCAGCAGCGCGTTACCGAGGCTGGCCTTGGCGTTGTCGAACTGCGCCGAGGCGATCCGGGCAGCGTTGGCCGCGCCGTCCGAGGTGCTCGCGAAGTCGCCTTGCGTCTGCGAGGTCTGCTTCATGATGATGTTGAGCCGGGCGGTCGCGAGCTCTTGCGTGGTGAGCGCCGAGGCGGCCCTCTTCCCGGTCTCGGCGAGCGCCTCGGCCTCCACCTTGGCAGCCGAGAGCCCAACGCCGTACCGTTCGAGCGGGTCGGCCTCGCCGCGCAAGCCAGCCTGAATCGCTTCGAGCGCGTCCGGCACCGACGTGTTGAAGACGCTCGCCATGTCGGCGGCGCGCTTGGTGAGGTCGATCGTCCACTTCGTTGTGTCCTGCATCGAGAGCCCGGTGTTCTTGAGCATGGCCCCGAGCGGCGTCGCCATCGCGTTGAATGCGCTCTGCGAGAGGCCGAACGAGGCGGCGTTCTGCTTGCCCCAATCGGTGATCTGCTTCGCGCTCGACCCGAACGTGACGTTCACGGCGTTGAGCGACTCGTTGAGGTCACTCGCCTGCTTGACCGAGTCCGTGACCAGGTTCTTAATGCCCTGCGCGGCCTTCATTGCGATGTCGGCTGTGAGCACACCCGCGGCGGTCTTGCCGATCTCGCGCAACGTGTCCTTGAACTTGCCCGCGTTGCGGTTGGCCTGGTCGAGACCCCTCGCCGACTGATCCGTCGACCGCACCGTGATGTCAACGGTGTTCTGGCTCACCGCGGCCTACCTCCCTTGTGCGGCAACGGATTCTGGCTCTCCTGCTCGGTGCCGGTCAGTCGGCGAGCGCCTCGACCGGCAGCGTGGCGACGAGCTCGGCATCGCCCTCGGCGGCCACCGCCTCGGCGTGCAGCTCGGTCGCGGTGATGACGGCCTGCCCGCCGCCGTCGGTTTCGACCGTGGTCAGCCATCCCATGATGATCTTGAGCACGAAGTCGTCGTCGAGATCGGCGATCCCCTCGGGGGTGGCCGGGATGGGCTCGCCGGTCTCGGGGTCCTCGACGTTCCACGAGACGAGGGCCCGCCCGAAGCGGTCGAACAGGCCGAGGATCGCCCGCGCGTCCGACTCGGTGATGTCCGGCCCGTCCGTCAACTCCATGAGCTCTGCGGCTGCACGCAGAGACGATTGACTCGCCCGCCGGACGGTCACGACGAGCCCTTCGAGCTCTCCCGTGAACGGGAGCGTGACCGTCCGGCGCCCCGGTGCCTTGAAGCCCATGTCGTTACCTCATCCCTCGCTTGTCATGTGTGGGCACGGCCTGCCGAAGCGGGTTGCCGCATTGCAGTTCCAGCACAGCAGGGTGTAGCCGTCCTTGGGAAATCCCTGGCGGCGCAGGTCCTCGTAGGTGTGGCTTCCGACCTTGAGCCGATGCGCCCTGCCGTCACCGTTGACATGCTCAAGCGTGAGAAACGCCTGATTGGTCTCGGGGCACCTGAGGCAAGCGCACTTACCGCCATATGCCTCGATGAGCTCGGCGCGTCGCTGCGCGCGTGCTCTTGCCTGAGACTCGCGAGATTGACGACGCGCCGCTTCGGGGTCTTGATCGTAGCGCGCCTTCGAGACGCATCGAGAACACAGGCCGTTGGCAACATGGGGACGGTCCGGATGGCAACTTGCCTTGACCGAATTGGCGCGCTGCGCGTTGTAGCACTGGGCGCAGAGTCCTTTCGCCCAGTGCCCACGCTCCGGATGGCACTCAGCGTTGCGCTTCGGCTTGTGCGGTGGTTTGCGGTAATCCTCCGACCATCCATCCGGACCCTTCACCCTCCCTCGTCGCCTGTCGTAGTCGCGCATGTAGCACTGGCGGCACATTCCCTTGGCGAAATGCGCCCTGTCCTCATGCCCGCACTCTGGCGGGCCCGTCCATTTCCGTCCGGTAGCTGCCATACTTGGAGTCTACCGGATATGTTGGCTTACGACCAGGTGGGGACGACACCGTCGGCGAGCACACCGGGGACCGCGAAGGTAAGCTCGCCCGCCGCGGAACGGGTGAGCGGGTAGTCGGTGAACAGCACCTCGTTGGCGAGGGTGTCGCCGGACACCGTGAGCGTGACCGTCCGGGCAACCGAGGTGCTCGACACGGTTTTGAACACGGCGTGCGCGTTCGCTGCCGAGCTGTCATCGAACACGCCGTTGAGTGTGATCGAGAAATCGGCCAGCAGCAGCAGGCGCTCGTACGCGCTCTTATCGATACCGGTCACGTCCTGCACGCCGCGGGGCGTCGAAAACGCCAAGTTGGTGATGTCGTTCTTGATCGCCTGTGGAGTACCGGCACTGTCATCGACAGAGCAAGTCGTCCAGCCCAGCCCGGACTCTTTTGCCATGGCAACTATCCCCTTTCGATCTGGTCGGCGATCCCCTGCTGGTGCTCGCCGAAGTCGTCAACCCAATCCGCGGCGCGGACGTGGGTCCTTACCGCCCCGAAGTTCTGCCGCCAGTCACCGAGGTGGACGGCGTAGGTCTCGGGCCGGGTCTTGTGGTCGGCGAAGCAGCGCTGCCCGCTCTCGAAGATGAAGCAGATCATGCCGTCGCCCGTGCGCTGCTCGCGGAACGTGCGCCGCGAACGGGTGCGGATGTACTCGGCCTGAGCGCGGCCGAGATCGGTCCGCCCGCTGACCAAGGTCCGCCAGCCGTTGCGCCAGGCCTGGCAACCGACCTGCTCGCAGACAGCCCGCTCGGTGGTGTCCCGGGGGCTGTCGATGGTGTATGTCTTGTAGGCCGCCGCCGGGCCAACGGGCTCGATCCGGTTCATGGGTCGCATGATCAGAACACGAGGGCGGCGCCCTCACCCTTCACGAAGTTGACGGCGAACGTGGCCGAGGTGAACGTGCCCGAGCTGACGTACCGGATGTAGCGCCGGACGGTGGCCGTCCCGCTGCTCGCGACGACGAATTGCCCACCGGCGGTAGTGAATGCCGCCGTCGTCGCTCCGGTGATGTCGGCGAACGAGGCATTGTCGGCCGAGTCCTGCACCTTGATCGTCGTGCTCGTGCCGGTCACGCCGGTGCAATGCACTGCCATTGCCCACCCGAACGATGCGCTCGCCGTGGTGTCAACGCCGGTGCCGTTCGTCCCGGTGGTGTCCGTCTTCATACCCGCGGTGAGCTGACGGCCCCACAGCAGCCCGTAGGCGTTCGCCGCCGCGTTGACCCCGAACGTGAACTGCCCGTCGTTGCCCCGGGTGCCGTCGTAGTTGACCTGCTTCGCCACGATCGAGGCGGCCGAGTTGCCGAGCACGGTCCCCCGGAAGTAGGAGGCCACCACGTCGGCGGTCGGCAGGGCCGACAGCTTCGGGTGCGCCTGCCCTGCGGCGTCGTTGAAGAACGACGTCCACTCGATCCGGCCGTCGCGCAACCCGCCGATACGCTCGTGCGCGCTCTTGTCGATGCCGGTCACGTCGATGGTCTGAATACCGCCACCGACGTTACCGAGCTGCTGCGTGTCTCCCGAGAGGTTGTACCCATCGACGTAGAAGTTGTCACCGAGCCCGCTGCTCTTGCCCATCGTTCACCCCTTTCCTAGGCGTTCTGCGTCCACAGATCGTTCATGATGAGCGGCAACGTGATGTCGGTGATCCTCATCAGCTTGCCGTCTTGGTTGAGGTAACCCGCCTGCGAGCTCATCGGGATGCCGTAGGCGCCGAGCAGGTCCACGTTGCGCACGGACCCGCCGAGGTCGAAGTCGTCCGAGAACGACGCCATGAGCTTGATATTGGCCGCGAGCATCGCCGGGTCGATGGCGTCCTGCGGCTCGCTGATCATCGAGGTGTAGAGCCGGATACGGAAGACGAGCCGGGCCGACGTCGTCGAGAGCCCGCTCGCGCTCACGGCCGGGCCCACCGTGTCGAGCCACACGGCGGCCGTGAGGCCCGAGCCGGGCGCGCTCTTGGGCTCGTGCTTGTTGACCC